CTATGTCTCCTCGGCTTGAGGCTCGTATCCGTCGATGTAGTCGCACCCGTTGAGGTGGGCGGCGAGTTTGCCTACGCCTCGTTCGAGTCGGTAGCGGACGGCGCGATCGGTGACCGCCTCGCGGGCCGCTATCCGGCGGTCGTCCCAGTCGAGGGCGAAGCGCATGAACAGCGCCCGCTTCTCGACCAGGGAGAGCGGGGCCGTCGCCCAGCCCCGCCGGATGTCGGCGAGGTGGGCGAACAGGGCACCCGCGGCCTTCTTGTCGACGGTGCCCTTCGGCATGTCGGCGTCCGGAGCCTGCGGGTTGCGGATGCCATACGCGGCCTCGGTGTCCCACACGGCCGGGAGTAGATGCTCGACGAGACGCCGCTCGTACCCGCTCACACACGCCCCTGCTCGGCCGCGTTGCACGCCGCCTCGTACGAGGTGTGCCGGATGCGGCGCCTGGCCTCGGTCTTCACGCGGTCGATCAGGTCCAGGACGAGGCGGTGATAGAGGACGCCGAGCCCGAGGTTCGGGTCGGACAGGCACTCGCTGACCATGACGGGCTTGGTCGCCAGGATCAGAAGCGCTTCCTGCCGGGCGTCGTCGTACTCCATCGTCAGCGTGTCCTCGTAGCCGTCCGCGATCCTGCGGGCAGCCCGGCCCGTGAGGGCCACCACCTCGGGCAGGTCGAGGAACCGCCAGTCGGCTGCCGGGGAGTCGGTCACCTGACCACCTCCTTCACAGGCACGGCGCCGTCCTTCGTGACCATGGCCATCAGGCCGGGAGCGCCCCGAGTGCCCTTTCTGTGCCGCCACCAGGTCGACTCGGACTCCATCGCCGGCACCTGCACGAAGGTGCGTGGACCGTCCGTGTCTACGAACTCGTGATGCAGGTGACCGGCGAGAAGCAGATCCGCGGTGTGCATCGCCGAGGTCTTATCGAAGGCTTGGCCGCGCCACCATTCGAAGTGCTTGCCGGGCCGCCACTGGTGCCCATGGGCGTGCGCGACGACCGTTCCAGAGCACTCGACGACGACCGTCAGTTCGTCCGTGTCGGGGACGTACACCTCGACGTGCGCGTACTCCTCGCCCGCCAGGGCCAGGGCCTCGCTGACCGAGATCAGGGCGTCGGTGTCGTGGCTGTCGTCGTAGCGGGTCACGCCCTTGCCGCCCGGCCGGACCGCCTCGCCGTGGTTGCCGGGGACGGCGACGACCGTCAGGCGGGTGACCAGCGGGGCGAACCTGACGATTGCGTGCGCCATCAGCCGGCGGGTAAGCCGGATCTGCTCGGTGAGGGTGAGCTGCGTACGCCACGTGTTCGCACCGCCCTGCGAGACGAACCCCTCGACGTGATCGCCGAGCCAGGCGAGGTGAACGTGTTCGATGTCGAAGCGCTGCCGGTACTCGACAAGCAGGTCCACGGCCCGGTCGATGCATTGCATGGCCCGTACGAGGGTGCCCTCCGGGCCGTCGCCGTCCAGCTTGCCGAACTGCATGTCGCCCAGGGCGATGACGAGCGTGAAGTCGCCGTCCTGCTCGTCGGGCACGGTGCTGGGGGCGTAGTTCTCGAAGACGCGAAGCAGCTCGTCGACGCTCGGCCGCTCCGTGATGGCGCCGCCCTTGCGGCGGCCGAAGGAGAAGCGGGCCGAGACGCCCGGCTCGCCATTCGCCATGGTCCACTCGCTCGACCGGAAGCCGGTGATCTCCCACTCGGCGGGGTCGAGCTGGTGCGCGCGGAGCACGTCGGCCGCAGTGGACTCGGGGTCGATCCCCTCGGGGCCGCGAACGGTCACCTCGGCCGCGTCGCCTGTGACCTCGATCTGACGGGTGAAGTCCTTGTCGGGGTCGGCCTGGCGGCCCGCGAGGGCCGGTGCAGTCGGTGTCGTGAGCAGGTCGTTCAACAGTTCAGACTGGTTCAAACTTTACACTCCATCGCGAAGGGAACGGCGGTACGTGCGGATGGTGGACGCCGACACGGTGTGCCCGTGCCTGCGCAGGACCAGGGCCAGGCGCTCGGCCGAGGAGCCGTCGAGGAGCCGGACGAGGACGGTCTCGCGAACATCGGGCTCCAGCTCCTCGTACAGACGCTTGAGCGTGGGGCCGGGGCTGCCCGGCAAGGGCTCGCTCACTTCGCCTCCCGGTCGATCTGCTCGACGGCCGCGAGCGCGAGCGACGCCAAGCGGACGAGGCCCTCGCGGATGTCCTCGACCGTGCGCCCGCCGAAGGCGGAGAAGGCGATCTGCACGGCCAGGCCGTCAACGCCGAACGTCCCGGCGTCCTGGCGGGCCTCGTTGATCGAGTCCCAGTCCTCGGCCCGCCTGCGGTAGGTCTCCGCCCCGCGCGAGGGGAGGTGGCCGCCGACCAGGGCGGAGGGGAGATCGCCGACCTTGCGGGCCGCCGAGCCCACCTCGGCGAGGACGGTCGCGAAGGCATCAGCTTTCCTTGCCGGCGCCTTGCGCGGGGTGGCCTTCCTGGCGGTCGTGTCAGTCACTGGTCGTCCTCCTTGATCAGGGAAAGGAGGGCCTGAGCGCCCCCCTGCTTGTAGGTGTCCGTCACGTCGCCGTCCCGCAGCCGCACGCCCTTGGCGGATCGCAGGGCCCGGCAGATGCGGGCCGTGAACTCGGCGCCTGCGTCGTCCGGGTCGCCCCAGACGCGGACGCGGTTGAAGCCCGCGAGCATCCGCCTGTGTCGGCCCTGCCAGATGGAGGCGCCCGGAATGGCCACCGCGTGAAGGCCGATCTTCCGCAGGATGATCCGGTCGAGTTCGCCCTCGGCCACGTCGATCGTGTCCCCGGCCTGGTGAACCGAGTCGATCCCGTACATGCGGGGCGGGTCGTCCTTGATGGTGTTGTACTTGCCGTGCCCGAAGGCCCGGTGGTCGTGGTCTTCCACCAGACAGCGGAAGCGGACGGTCAGCGGGCTGCCGTGGCGGTCGAGGTAGGGGATGGCGAGCATGCCCCGGTACTTCTCGTGACCGGGGAAGGGGCGGTCACCGACGACGCCAAGCCGGTACGTAGTTGCCTCGTCTCGCCCGATCCCCCGATCGAGCAGATACCTTGCGACGCCCGGCGTAAGAGCTGCCTGATAGGCCGCGGTCGCCTCCTCCAACATCTCGCGTTGTGAAGGCGAGAGAGGTTGCAAGACGCTTTGCTCCGACGAAATCGGTCTTCTCCTTCTTCATGATCAGCGTGTAGGAATCCCCGCCTTCGCCACACGAGTGGCACTTCCACACCTGGCGGTCGGTGTTCCAGGAGAAGGACGGGTTGTCGTCTTCGTGCAGCGGACAGTGCGCCATGCCGCTCGCCCGCTGCGAGTTGAAGTCGACGCCGAAGTGTTCGAGGACCGCTTCGAGCGTGGGCTTCTCGTATTCCTGGTCCTGGTGGTCGTTGTCGATACGGCTGAACCTCACTGCACCCGACTCCCGACGAACCACCCCTTGGCGTCGTCGTAGCCGAGGGATTCGAGTCCTGCGCCGGCAGCCGTATCCAGGTCGAACCGGCCCAGCTCCGTGACGAGGCGCTCGTACTCGGCGGCCTCCTCGAACGTGATCGCGTTCATGCGTCGTCCAGCCTGAAATACGTCTCGACCGTGGTCAGGACGAACGCCTTCCGCCATCCCTTGCCCCGGCGCTTCACGACGACGATCGAGTCCACGTCGAACGGGTCGAGGTCGCGGTGCCGGGCGAAGTTGAGGCGCTCGCGCTCGGCCTCGTCGAGGAACGGGCCGGGCTCGAACTTGGCGTTCTTCGCCTCGATGACGAGATACGCACCGCCGGGCTCGCGGATGACGAGATCGCCCTCGTCCTCCGCGCCGGTCAGCCGCAGGCGCTCGGTGTCCTCGCCTGCGGTCCGCAGGCCCGCGAGGAGTTCGGTCTCCCAGGCGGCGCCCTTACGCTTGTTGGCGCGGTTCCGCTCGGTAATCTGGTCCAAACTTTACACCGCCTTCTGGTTAAGGACGCCCGTCGGCGACCAGGGCTTCGAGGGAGAAGCGATCGGTACGACCCGCTCCAACTTCGAGAAGCGGGTTACTTCGGGGTGGCAGCGCATCGACGCGTACCGCTTGGCCGTGGGGTCGCAGGGGCCCATGCGCTGTTTGATCACCGCGACCCGGTACTCGTGCGAGGTGGGGTCGAGCGCCACGGAGAGGGACAGCTCAGGCTTTTCCGACAGGCCGCCCTTCACCTGATCGCGGGACGGCGGCGCCCATGGGTCGGACTTCGCCTCCCAGCTCTTGTCGCTCGCGTGGTGAAGAACGATCACTGTCGCGCCGGTCGCGCGGGCAAGCTCGGTGAGGCCGCTCATCACGGACATTTGCTCGGTGTAGTCGGACTCTGCGCTGTCGAAATCCATCAGGTTGTCGAAGACGATCACCTGTGGATACGCGTCCCACAGCTCGATGAAGGCCGCCATCTCCTCGTCTACTGCTCGCCATGTGATCGGGGAGCCGAAGGCGAAGGTGATGTCCAGATGGGCCAGCGCGGCGAGGTACTCCTCGCGATGCCGTCCGCCGGCAGCCATCCCGGCCTCGACCATCTCCGTTGTGTCGCCGGTCTGCATGGACGCGAGCCGGGAAGACGAGGTGAAGGCGGACATGTCTGCGCTGAAGTACAGGGTCGGCAGGTTCATGGACGCCACCCAGAACAGGGCGAGGCCCGACTTCTGTGTGCCACTCCTGCCCGCGATCATGATGACCTCGCCGTGACGCGGTCGGCACCCCATGCCGTACAGGGCGTCGAACGCCTCGACCCTCGGCAGCTCCTTGCCGGACTCGGCGTGAAGCGCGAGAGACCTAGCGGGGGTCAGCACGTATGGGCTCCTCTCTGTAGATGAAGCGGCGGATTCCCGCAGCGCGGATCAGGGTTGTGCGAGTTCACGGGCCCTCCAGACCCGCGAGAGTGGGGGCCAGCCCTTCGGCCGGCCCCCACCTCTTCGCGTGGGATCAGTCGAAGTCGGGAGCCTCGGCGACGGCCGCACTCACGGCCGCCTCTCGGGCCTCGGCGTACTCGATGACCCGCTGCCGGACTCCGGCTTCGTTGCAGGGACGCCAGACCCACGCGGGGTGCGCGCCCGGCCGCTTCGGGGGTACCTGCGCCAGGGTGACGATGGTGGCTCCGCCGACGACCTTCTCCAGGTCCCGGGCAAGAAGCGTCTGCTCGATCCGCGTCCCCTTGTTGACCTCGGGGGAGAGCTTGTCGAGGCTCTCCCGGTCCTTGAACACGGTCACGTCGCAGAGGGCCGAGTCCTTCGGGCCGTTCGGGGTGGGGCGCTGGTGCTCGTACGAGTTGACCTCGATGAGGAACGCGATGGCGTCCTTGACCTCGGCGGGCTTGAACCAGCCGCCGCCGGCGGTCGGGATCTCAACGAAGTTCAGGGGCACTCGGTTTCTCCTTCAGTTCGGTAATAGGGGGTCGGCTCGGAGAGCCGTGGTGTGATCACTGAGCCCAGCGCGGAGACGGCCAGGACCAGGACCAGGACGACGACCGGCATCCGTTCAGCCGCCCTTTACGGCCCGGCCGCGGGCCTTGTAGGCGGCCATCACGGCGGGGTCGGCGAACATCGACTGGTTCGCCGCCCACAGCTTCTTGAGGTCGTCGATGGTCGTCTGCTTCTCGATCTCGCCGAGAATCCAGGCGGACGCGTTATCGCTCGTAGGCTCGGGCTGCGCGGCCGAAGCCGCTGCCCAGGGGTCGTCCGCCGGAGTCTGCGCGGGAGCCTCGTCCGGGATGATCCGGGCGTCGAGTATCGAGGCGATGTTCCCCTTCCCGTGAGCGAGATTCGTCGCGTTGACGACGAGATCGCTCAGGGAGAGAGTGGTTACATCTTTATACTCGAACCCGAAGTAGTCGCAGACCAGTTCGCGGACCTGCCTCACGGAGCCACGGAACACCGCCCACGTGTCCTCGTAGCTCTTGCCGTACTTGATGGTGATCCCGATCGAGCCGTCCGGGTAGGACGCCACGAGTTCGGCCTGATCTGCCTTCACTTCACTCCCTCGTTCTCCGGGTACAAACTTAACACGCGAGCCGCAGTTAGGCGGCCTTCGGATCTGTGAGGCCAGTCACCCAAGGGAGCATCGAGCCCTTCGTGCTGCGCATGGCGCGGATGTCGCGGGCGAGCTTGGCCGCAGCCCAGCCGATCTCAAGGTCCACCCAGTACAGGGTGCAGTTGGCGGAGCCCGCAGGGAGGTTGATGATGATGCCCCACTTCTGGGACACGTCAGGCAGGGGCGTGTACGCCTGAGCGGCCTCATCCGCCGGCACCTGCCGCTTCTTCCAGGCCGCGAACGCCTTCTTGTCCGCCGGGTCCACGGGGAAGCGGCTGTAGTCGTAGAACTCGCCCCGACTGTAGACCGCGAGCTGAGAGGCCATCTTCAGGGCGCCGTACTGGACGCTGCCCGTCTTCAGGTCGCCGATGAAGTTGCCCTCGACATGTTCGCCGTCTGGTCCCGGCCCGGCGTATTCGAGGAGCCGGTCGAAGGTGCCGCCGGTGCCCAACTCGGGTACCACGACAAACCGTTCAACGGCCTTCACTTCGAACTCGACCGTCGCCCCCAGGTAGGCGGCCATGTCGAGCTGGTCGCGTACGGCGGTGCCGGCGGGCAGCGTGTCACCGCGGTCTACGTACTCAGACAGCGTGTGAAGGTGCGTGCCCTTCTCGCGCTTCGTATTGGCCCCGGCGATGTCGATCGCCTGCTCGGCCAGCGCGTTCAACTTGCGCTTGTCGTCCGGCTGCTCGGGGTCGAGCTGCCTCACCACGTCCAGCATGGATGGACGCTTCGCAGCCCCCACCAGAGTCATGCGCTTGTGCCAGTCGGACAGGGCGGTCTTGTCTTCGATGCAGTCGATGAACGTCGTCGTGCGGGTCAGCGGCACCGGCTTGCCGCCCTGCTTCGGGATGACGAGCGGTCGGTCCCAGCCGTCGCGAGGGACGGTCGGCGTCGGTGTCAGGTCGACGATTCTCAAGCGGCGATCTCCATCTCTTCGGTGGTGGAGGGGTCTTCGAACGGGTCCTCGGGATCGGTCGGCACCAGCCACAGGCGGACCGAGCCGTCGTCGAGAAGCTCCGGTTCGTGCTCCTCCTCGGTCAGAGGCTCCAGGCCCGCGAGGCTCAGCTCGTACAGGGCCTCTCGTACGGGAGCGGCAGGGGTGTCCGGGGCGATGATCAGGGCGCAGTTCCAGGCGGCAGGGTTGCCGACAACTGACAGACCAGCCAGTAGGTTCAACTTAATACCGCGCAGAAACCCGCCCGGCGCATAAAGATCCGGCAAGGCCCCCTCGTGCGGAACGTCCTCCCTGTCCCGCAGAAATGGGCCCTTGCTGTCGCAGCGCTTTCCCGACTCCACGCCTGCGTTGCGCGTGGTATGCGACATAGCCTGACCCCCCTCGTGTAAACATGGAACTTATGACCACTGTTCTATGTGGTGCCGGCGCAGGGTGTCAATCTGCGTCCACTTCCCGAACCCGTGGTCAGGGGTACGCGCTTTCACGTGACCCTCACACTTACCTGAACCCTACGCAACCCCAGGTCAGGGGCCCATGCGACTTGAGAACGAGAAACCCCCGCCAGGATCAGACGGGGGTCTCATGCGAACAGTCGTTCGAACGTGCGAGGCGGGGTCAATCGCGAGCCTTGTTGCCGGTTGTGCTCTTCGGCTTCCGGATGAGTTCGGCGTCGTGCTCCTCGCGGGGCACGTAGAAGAAGCCGTCCTTGGTGTCCGGGTCGTAGTGCACAACGAGGCCGTCGGCTTCGAGCATGCGCTTCCAGGACGCAAGCCGCTTTGCGTCGCGGTCTGAAATCGTGGCCTTGGGGGTCTTTCCGTCGGCCTTCGCCTGCTCCTGGGCTCGTCGGCGACCCTCGGCGCGCAGCATGAGCGCCGGGTACAGATGCCGGTGCTCATCCTTGACCTTCCAGGGAATCAGGTCATCGGCCCGGAGATTCCGCCGGTCAAGGCCCCTGCGGCGCCGGAAGGCGGACCACATGGGGATGGTCGTCTCGATGCCGTACTTCTCCAAGTACTGAGCCTGCATCCACGGGTACGTGCGGTCTTCCTCGAACCAGCGGATGACTTCCGATTCGTCAACGATCTTCGACTGCGCCATGTGTCCCCCTTCGGTGGCAGCTTGGCCTCATCCCCGTGGTGGTCTCATCCTCGGGGATGAGCCCGGAGCTTTGGTTGTCGGAGTAAAGGTTGACCTTCGGACGCTGGTCATGTCAAGCTGAGACCCGACAGAAGCTGTCGCTTAGCTATGTAAATAGGTGACCCCGGCGGTGCTACCAACACCCCGGGGTCTGGCACAGGAGCTAGCACTCCCAATGCAGATTCATCGTATCCCGACGCATGAGCGGGACTTCGTGATCATCGCCAATAAGGCGATCCAGGACCCGCGCATCTCTCACACGGCGCGCGGCATCCTCGCCCTTGTCCTGTCCCTGCCCAGCGGGGTCAAGGAGAACGTTCGCACGCTCTCGGACAACTACCCGCAGGGCCGATCCGCGGTGGCCAAGGCCGTCAAGGAGCTGCGCGAATTCGGGTACTGGGTGACCAAGACCGCCCGCGACGAGGAGACGGCTCAGATCGTCTCGACCGTGGACGTGTACGAGCTGCCGAATCTGGCCTCTGTCCCGGTTCCCACCCGTCCGGTCACCGGCCGTGCGGTCACTCGTAAGGCGGGAACGTCCCCTTACGGGGAAAAGGGTCCTTCAAAGGACGGGGACAAGAACCCTCCCTTCCCTCCGGCTGAGCCCGTCCAGGACGAGGCCGCGCCGTTCGGGGCTCAGGAGAGGGAGGGCTCCAGCGAGAAGCAGGACCAGGACGACAAGCAGGCCGCCGAGGCTGCCCGCATCCTGCGCCGCCTCGCTGCGATCGACACCCGCCTGAAGCTGTCCGACCGGCAGGCGAACAAGCTCGTTCCGCAGGTCGCCGACTGGCTCGACCGTGGCGCCACCATCGCCGAGATCACCGACGCCGTGACGCAGGGCCTTCCCACGAAGGTCTACTCGGCGGCGAAGCTGATTGCCGACCGCCTCGACCGCAAGCGGCCCGACCGCAAGCGACAGTGGAAGAGCTATGCCGAGTGCTCCGGCGGCTGCGGTGGGCTGCTGCCCGCTGGCCAGGACACGGGCATCTGCGGCGACTGCGCCCTCGGCACCACTGTCTTCGAGATCGACTGCACCACGGGCGAAATCACCGACCACGCGCCGCTTCCCGCTATGCCAGACGTGGCCGCCCGCGCCGCCGAGCTTCGCGCCGCCCTGCGGGCCTGACGCCCCCCTCGACTTCACCTCCGCACCGCCCTTGAAAGGCACCCCCATGTCTACGTCTGCCCGCCTGCCCTGGTACGCCTACGTCGTCGGCGCCCTGGTCCTGGCCGTTGCCCTCGCGATGTCCGCCCCCGGCGAGTACCAGCTCGCCCGCGCCGCCGGATGGGGCGAGATCGTCGCCGCCGGCATGCCGGTCTGCATGAGCGTGTACGCCGTCGTCGCCGTGTGGTTCACCGAGAACCGCGCGAAAGGCGAGAAGGGCCGGGGCTCGGCCGTGGCGGGAGCTATCGGCGCCCTCGGGATGACCCTGACCGGTCAGGTCGTCGCCCACTGGATAGCGGCCGGATACATGAACTCCTCGAAGGAACTGGTCGCCGCAGTCTCCGCCGTCCCGGCCATCGTCGCCGGTCACGTCGCGCACATGGTCATCCGCTCTGCGCGCCCCGTGGGGGCCGTGGCACAGCAGGCCGTCGAGGACCAGGGCCAAGGCGAGGCTGCCGTGCCGGTTCAGCCGACCCTCGACGGCACCGAGCCGCCGGTCGACGAGGTGGCCAAGCGCCGCGCCAGGCGCCGCCCCGGTCGCCCCGGCCCCTCCGTGGAGGAGCTGAAGCAGGCCGCCGCGACGCTCCGCGCCAGGGGCGAAGAGGTAAACGGACCCAACCTCGCCAGGGCCATGGGCCGCAGCCGCCGCCAGGGCACCCGCTACATCAGCCGACTCGAAGAAGCCACCGCCTGACAACTGCGACCCGCGCCTCGTCCGTGAGGGACAATCTTTACAGCGAGAGTCCCCACGGGCGAGGAGACAGCGGAGGAATGGACGTAACGATCACAGTGCGCGTATGCGACATCTGTAAGCGACGGGACAGGAATGCGACTCGCTACACCCTCACGCCCGATGAAGGAGAGCCCCGTCAGCGGGACCTCTGCGACGAGGACGCGGCGGCCGTGCTCGCGGTCTTCGTCGAAGACGTTGAAAAGGTGAGCGAGGACGACTCCGCGGATTCGCCGGCACCGCAGGAGCCCTCGGCGAAGAAGGCGCCCGCGAAGAAGGCCACGGCCAAGAAGGCTGTAGCGAAGAAGACCGCCGGAACCCGTCGCCCCCGGCGTACCCCCGTCAGGACGATGGAGGAGATCGAGGCGGAGAAGAAGGCGAAGGCCGCCGAGCAGTCCTGAGACGACAGAAGGCGCCCCCCTGCGACCCGCGAGGGTCAACAGGGGGGCGCTGTACTTACTCGGTCTCGTCGGAATCCGACCCCTCGACCAGGCCGAGCGCGGTCGCTACCTGAACGATCAGGGCGACCTCGGGCCGGTCGGCGTAGACGATGGCGGCGACACTCACGATCACGCCCAGGGCCGAGAGGACGGCCCCGATACGCGAGCGGTAGCGGACGGGCAGGACGGATACGAGAACGGATGCCGGTCGGCGATGCTTGCTCATCGGCGGCCCGCCTGCTTCTGGAGAGCTATGAATCCCTGCGGACCGATCTTCGGGTCGTGCAGACCGCTGCGGTACTTCGGGTTGCGGTCGTGGAAGCGGGCCACCGCGCGCTGAGTCTCCGGACCGTAGAGGTCCGTCACCGCTCCCTTGATCGGGCCGTACCCCGCCTTGACGAGGAGCTGCTGAAGCTCGCGCACCTGCTTGTGGCGCACGCCTGGCTTCACGACCGCGTTCAGGGCGACGATCGAGGTCTTCGCCGGAGCAGGCTTTGGCTTGGACGCCTCGGTCTTGGGCGCCTTGTCCTTCCACGCCGGGTCAGCGGACTTGATGCCCTCGGCAAAGGCCGGGTACCCGTAGCCGTAGACGTACGAGTCCTTCCGGCGCCGCTTCTTCTCGTACACGCCGTCGCCCTCGGCGCCGCCGTCGTCGTTGGTGTTGCCCTCGATCGTGTAGATGAACTCGTCGTCGTAGTCGTAGACGAGGCCGGTGTGAGTCCCGCCGCCGGCACCGAAGAACACCTGTGCGCCCACGGCCGGGTACGTGCTGAACTGCTTGCGCCGCTTGAACCAGGCGACGCCGGTCTCACACGACGCGGTACGCGGGTACAGGGCGGCGAGCCCGGCCTTCATCGCGCTCCAGGACACGAACGTCGCGCACCACGCCTGGAAGTCGCTCCACTCTAGGCCGGGCGTCTGGTCGCTGTACTTCTGGTCGTTGTTCCAGTGACCGGACTTCCGGCCCTCGTGGTATCCCTTCTCGGCGCGGGCGATGCCGAGGATCTTCTGAGCCTGAGTAGTCAAGGGGGCGTTCTCCTTCGGGACATGCGAAAGGCCCCGTCCGTGGGGACAGGGCCTCGGGGAATGAGGGGGCTTAGGGGGTGGTGGTCGAGATGTGCGTGTCGAGACGCTCCGACACGGCCAGGCGCTCGATTCGCTCGTGGGACAGTTCGGCGCGCAGTTCGCGGATGTCCCGGCTGTGCTCGGCCTGGCCTTCGAGGACGCGGTCAAGTCCCGCGATCACTCGGTCCAGGTCGTCTCGCAGGTTCGTGCTGTGCGTGTTGGAGACCTGATCGCGGGCTTCCTGCGCGTGCTCGCGCACCTCGGCGATGGCTGTCCCCTGGCGCCGGACCAGTTCGACGAGGACGCCCACGAGAGCCGCGGTGACCATTCCGCCGGCGGAGACCACTGCGACCTGAACGTCCGGGGGCATGCTCAACGGGACAGCTCCCGGAGCTCGTCCTCCAGGCGCTCGATGCGGTCGGCCTGGTCCTGCACGACGGAGAGGAGCGCGACGCCGAGAAGGTCGTAACGCAGGGCGTCGATGCGTCCCTCGTCGTCGTACGTGACGATCTCGGGAAGCGTCTCCGCGACCTCTTCGGCGATTAGGCCGAACTCGTCCCGGAGATAGTCGTCCGAGCCCTCTTCCTTGGGGCGCCGGTCGTAGACGCGGGGACGCAGGGACAGAACTGCCTCGGGGTCGATATCGATGTCCCGGATGTTCTGCTTGAAGCGGCGGGACGAGGTGTTGCGGGCGAAGGTCCCGTCTCCCTGAACCCACACCGCGTAATACGTCCCGGAGCCGGACACCGAGTCGTTGTGCACGCGCTTCGTGCCGTTGGCCCACGAGATCGTGTCCCCGGACTCCAGGTAGGACGAGTGCGTGTGGGACGCGGGGGTGAAGGTGCTCGGCTTCGAGGTGATGCTCGACCACGCGTGCGTGTGGGACGACGGGGCGAACGTGCTGGGGACACCGGTCAGCTCTGTCCATGCGTGGCCGTGGGCGCTCGGGACATAACTCGTCGGCTTGCCCGTGACCTGCGTCCAGTCGTGCGTGTGCGCGGACGGGGGCAGGGACGAAGGGCGGTCGGTAATGTCCGCCCACAGGTGCGTGTGCGCGGACGGCGTGAACGTGGTGGGCTTGCCGGTCAGGGTCGACCAACTCACGTTGGAGATGAGCGCGGTCCAGGCCGTGTCGTTCCAGAACTCGAATGCGCTCGTGTCGGCGTTGTAGCCGATCTGTCCCATGCGCGCGGACGCGGGGCGAGTGAGCGTGTTCCACACCTGGATGCGCGTCCCCACGAAGGGGCGCGTTCTGGCTATGTCCGCAGACGTGATCGAGGTGACGCTCGCATTCACCGTGACCTGAGCCAGGGGCAATTCGTAGACGGCGGTGTCCGTCTGCGTCAGAGCCGGGGGCGTCGTCGAGCCCGCGGTGCCCTGCTTCACCGCGAGTACGATGCTGTTCAGCGACGGGTCCAGCCGCAGAACCACCCGGTCGACGCGGACTGATGTGCCGGCGGCCGGGATGGTGACGACCTCGGTTGCCGTCGACTGCACCATGAAGCCCCGCAGGAACGCCAGGCCCGAGGAAACGTTGAGCGCCATACCGGTGTTGGCCGTGACCGTGAACCCGGCCCCACCGAACGAGGCCACGACGCCGGACTCCTGGAACTCCCGGAACATCTGGCTGAACTGGGTCTCGGTGACGGCCTGGGCGTCGAAGGGGTACGAAGTGATTGCCAAGAAGAGAACTCCTTAAATGGCCGACCCGGCGTCCTCGATCGCGAGGTGCGAGCCGCCCGAGACGAGATACCGGACCTGCCCATACGTGGCGGCAGCCCGGTTCACCTTCAGGCCGATACCGATGGTGACCGTGCCTGCGGAGGGGTTGTTGAGATACCAGTTCGCGCTGATCCCGCTCGCGGTGAACGAGTCGTCGTCGAACAGCGTGCTGTAGAAGGTCCCGAGGAGCGTGCTCGTGTTGCTCACGGTCGATCCGGCCGCCCACCGGCAGGCCGTGTATCCCGACTGCTTCGCGTACCGGATGGTGGCGCTTCCGTTGTCGCCCGTTGCGTCGGTGTCCACGGCGGCCACCCGCAGGTTGATCCGGTAGCACCGGTTCGCCTCGGCCGTGAACGTCTGGGTGTAGACGATCGTCTCCGTGTCGCCGACGTACGCCGTACTGGCGAGGGCCTGCACGGCCATCACGCCGCGAGGGGTCTTCTCCACGTACGCCGAGGAGCGCCAAGCGGTCCAACCCGCCGCGTCGTTGCCCGAGCGCGTCCACTCCTCCGTGACGGTCGGACTCAGCCGTAGCCACGTCTGGTGCGCGAAGGTGGCGCCCACAGGGTGAACCGTCCGCACGGTGCCGTACTTGCCGCCGTTGCCGAAGTCCCAGCCGCCGGCAGCCGCCTGCGTCTCGTTCATCGTCATTGTGGAGACGCCGTACGGGTACGCGCTGGGCAGGGAACTTTGCGTGTAGCTCGCAGGGATCAGCTGGTTGTCGAAACCGGTCTGCCGCCAGGGGGACCAGCCTGCCGAGCTGCCCGCGCGCATCCACGTCTCGGGCGTGGTGGCGCCGGAAACGCGGTGCCAAGTCTGCGTGGCATCACCGCGCAGTCTCCGCGTGACGAGGATTCCCCACTTACCGCCGAACTCCCATCCGCCGGCAGTGGATTCGGTGTCGGTCAGGTAGAGCGTGGAGGTGCCTTCGGGGTAGCTCGCAACTGCCGTCGACTGCGTGACTGCGGTAGCCGTGAGCTGATGATCGAAGCCGACCTGCCGCCAGGGGGACCAGCCGCTCGTGTTCCCGCCGCGCACCCACATTTCGTGTGCGGTGGTGTTCTGGTGCACTCGGCGCCACGTCTGAGTGGCATCGCCGCCATTCCAAGCGCGGGTGGTGACGTACCCCCACTTGCCGGCGAAGTCCCAGCCGCCCGCCGTTGCGGCGTCGGCGCTCAGGTAGAACTCGGTGGTCTCGCCCTCCGGGTAGCCAGTGGGTGGAGTCGCCTGCGTGATGCCGGTAGGGACGATGATGCGGGCGCCGGCAGGGGTGGCCTCCGCTGTGCGCTCCAGCGAGGAGACCCGGGACTCCAAATCGTTCTGCGCGGATGCGGCAGCCGCCTCGGCGGAGAGTGGAGTCGGGTCGCCCAGGGTGGCGCCGAGCCGGTAGCCGTCCGAGTCGACCTTCAAGACCATGCCTGTGACGACAGCCGCCATCTCCGAGCCGCCGACGATGACGGACACCTTGTCGCCCAGGAACCAGTCACGCCCGAAGTCGAGCGCGGAGTCTTCCATGGGAACGGCCTGAGCCGCCTTGACCGTGGCGCCGCCATCGGCGAGAGCCTCCGTGCCCTTCTGCGTCAGCTCGGTTGTGTCCGTCGAGGACCGCTCGTCGATGAACGACTCGATCCGGCGACCCCAGTCCGTCTCGGCCGCGATCGAGTCCACGCTGTCGACACCGACGAACAGCCGGTTGGAGCCGTCCCCGTCGCCGCCCACGATGACCCGCGTCTTCTGCGGAGTCGACACCGACACACGCTGACCGGCCAGCGTGTTGTTCACGACGCCGAGCCGGGCTTCCTTCGTGCGGTCCTTCACTGCGTACGTCTCGAAGACGAGGTTCGTGCCGCGCTGCACGATCCGGAAGCCCAGGTTGTTCGACTCGGCGAGTGCGGCGCACAGCTCGCCGAGCGTCTCGAAGCGGGCGGACTTGCTGAGGATCGAGCCCCGCGCGCCGTTCGTGCCCATGATGAGCCCGGCTCGGCGCCGGTTGGCCGGGGCACCCGGACCACAGTTCGCGTTGACGTAGTAGTGCATGAGCGACTCGGCCGTGTCGGTCCGGTCGTCGTAGGCGAAGTTCTGTGTGGCCGCGTCCCCGTTGGCCGGGTCGGGCCAAGCGAGCATGTCGGACAGGATGATCGTGTCGTCGACACCCTCGACGGTCAGCGTGCCCAGGGGGTCAGTCGCGGTGACCGCGTTCTCGGTCTTCGTCACCGGCCCGGAGAACAGCACGTCCGAAGGGCCGATGACGATGATGCCGGCGCCCGGCGTCGACAGGACGGCGGCGAGCGGATGCTCCGCGTTCAGCGACAGCTTCCAGGAGCCGACGTTGTTGTGTACGTCCGCCGCCTCCATGGTCAGGAGATCCGCGGGGATGGCTCCCACGCGCGTCAGGGTCTTGTTCCGGACCTCGACGAGAAGATCCTCTTGCCGCACTAGATCACCACCCACTTACGAGGACGCCACGAGCACACGACCTTGGAAGCGGTCGTGATGTTGAGGAGAGAGGCCGTCGCCGTCGAGGCGCCCGGCGCGACGGACCAGAAGCGGGGAGCAGTGTTCAGCGCGGTGTACCGGTTGGCTCCGGTGCCGTCCTTGACCGTGCCCGCGCCCATGTCGACGACGAGCTTCTCCCCGGCCGCGAGCGTGCCCGTCCAGTGCAGTACCTCGCCGGTCGGGCTGATCGCCTTGAAGTTGTCGCCGGGCCCGGTCACCTCCCACACGGGGTAGGCCGGAACGTCGCCGTCGTTGGCCAGTTCTACGGCGCCGATCGCCTGCGATGAGGAGAGCGGCATCGCCGACATCGACGACAGGAACGAGGCCGCCACGGTGCCGCCGATCGCGACCGTTTGCGGTGACTCCGACAGGAAGTACGGACTCGGGGCCCGCAGCGTGATGACGGTCTGAACGTCCCGGCTGCCCGCGCCGGGGTCGATGCTGCCTCCGCCGATCCAGCGGACCGCCGTCGACCAGCGGACCCCCGGTTCGTCGATGTAGGTCAGGGTGCACTCGTCGGCCAGGACCCGGGCGAGGCGAGTCACCAGCGAGGAGAGGTGGGCCCTGTCCCTGCCCACGATGTCGAGGGGGATGTCGATGTCGCGGGGGAGGACGCGCCGCCCACGGTAGGCGGCGCCGTCCCCTGCACCTTCGAGCCACTGCACGGAGAGCTGGGGCAGGCCCAGGCCGGTTATGCCGGCGAGGGCCTGGAACCCCATCCCGTCCGTCTCGAACCCGGACAGGCTCAACCTGTCCGACGCGGAACTCAGTTCGAGCTTTACCAACCGACCATCCTTGCCCGCGAGGCAGCCGAGAACAGCTCCTCCTCGGACGAGAGGGAGCTGCTGGAACCCGCGTAGTAGTTGAGAACCTTCGTCACGGACTGGCCCGGGCCAGCCGCCGACAGGCCGCCAGAGACAGCGGCCGTGACCTGGCCCGACGCGCCCGAAACGGCGCTTGCAGCAAGGGCGTTCGTCGCGCGCTCCACCTGCGTTTGCTGGTCCTCGACGCCGAGGCCGAAGCCCTTGCCGACGAACGAGCCGAGCTTGCGGAACAGGCGCGAAGGGCTGTGGATATCCAGCGCCTTCTTGATCGCTGCGACCATGGCGTCAGCGATCTTGAGCATCTGCTTCTCGATCGCGTCCTGTTGGGCTTCGAGACCACGAACCAGCCCTTCGGCCGCCTGGATACCGGCGTCGTACATGTAGCTCGACGCCGTGGACCCGGCCTTGTTGGCGTACTTCTCCAACTCGGCTTGCAGGTCGTTGATCTCGCTGACACCGCTCAAGCCCGCGTTGGCGATGGCCTCGGCCGCAGCGAGACCGGCCTCGGGCCCGGCCGACGCGATCTGGTCGAACGTCGTGCTGTTCAGGCCGAGGGTCTTGAGCTTCTTCAGGACCGCCGCGAACTTCTTCGCCTGCTCGACCGCGTTCTTCAGCCCCGACGAGATGCCGGTGAACGAGGTGTCCTCGATCTTCGTGACATCGCCCGTGCTGATGACCGTGTCCGCGATCTGCTGCCGGTAGTTGGCGGCTTCCTCGCGGATCTTGTCGAGGTTGTCCCGCGCGGCTTCCAGCTTCTTGCTGACCGATTCCCACTGGGCGGCCAGCTTCAGGAGCGCGGCCCGGTCCTTGGCGATCCGCTCCTTGAGCCCCTTCGAGGCGTTCTTGGGGATCTTCGCCGTCAGCTCGTTCAGAGACGTCTTGACGTTGTCGTACTGCGACTCAAGGCCCTTGATCAGGCCCTTGATGATGAGCTGGCCCGCGTTGTAGAGGAGCTTCGCGTCCTTCGGGGCCGGGCCCTTCCAGTCGGTGAGCTTGCTCGTCAGGTCGCCAAGGGTGCTCTTGACCGAGCTGAACATCGACTTCAGGCCGTCGATCAGGCCTGTGATGATCTTCTTGCCAGCGTCCACGAGCAGGCTCTTCGCGCTGCTGAAGATGGACTTGACCTTGCCGGGCAGCTCCTTCACGAAGTCGACGCAGCTTTGCACCTTCGTCTTGAAGATGTTCTTCACCGCGTCCCACGCCACGGTCGCCGCAGCCCTGATGTCCGCCCACGTCTGGCTGAAGAACTTCGCGATGGCGGACAGTGCCGCGCCTGGTGCCGCCTTCAGTTCGGCGAGGAACGTAGACCAGCGCGAGGTGAGCGAAGCCCACAGCTCCAGGCAGATCGTCTTCACGGCCGTCCATCCGGCCTTGAACATCTCGCCGATGCCCTTGAGGAGCTTCCCGCCGGCGCCGAGGATTCCGACGCCCAGGAAGACCTTGAAGGCCCCAACGACCGTGTTCCAGAGGCCGGATAGGAACGTCCAGAGCCCGTTCCATATCTGCTTCAGGCCGTTGCCGAAGGTGCTCCAGTCGCCGGTAATCGTGCCCTTGAAGAACCCGATGACCGTCTTGAAGACGCCGACGATGATGTCCCAGACACCGACGAAGATGTCCTTCAGGCCGGTGAAGACGTCCGCCACGCCTTCGATGGCGTCGACCAGTGCGCCCAGGAACAGGCCCGCGATGAACTGAATGGCCGGTGCCAGGATCGGCATCAGGAAGTTCACGAGAGCGAGGAGCGCTTCGAGGAGCGGCTGAACCGCTTCCATGACGGCGGCGAACGCCTCGGATATCTGCGGCAGGAACTCGGCGGCGAGCTGCTGAATCACCGGAATCAGCGGCATGATCGCGGCCGTGAGGATCTGCATCAGGATCTCGATCACGGGCTGAAGCGCGGCCGACATGACCGACAGGGCCTCGGTGATCAAGGGGATGACGGGGGCCAGTCCCGCGACGAGCGCCTCGATAAGCGGCGTCACGGCTTCGACCACGGTCATCAGCAGCGGGGCCAGCGCGGCGACGACGCCGCCGAGAGCCTCACCGAGGAGCCCGATCAGGGGCTCGATTGCCGGGGCGAGCTGGGTGAACGCTTGCGAGAGCGGGGTCAGGATGGACGCGACCAGCGGTCCGAGGCTGGTCAGCATCGCGCCGACCAGGCTTAGGAGTGCGCCGAGCGCCTGGCCCAGCGGGGCCATCGCTGGGGCGAGGGCGGTCACCGCGGCCTGGATGCCGTCGAACAACGACTTGATGCCGTCCGTCAGCGCAGGTTGAGACAGCGCGCCCGCGATGGCGCCCAGCGCCGTACCGATGATCGATCCGACCTGCGGCAGGATCGTGGTCAGGAGCGAGCCGAGCGTCTTGAACAGGTTCTCGACCGCCGGGCCCGAGGTGTCGGCGATCCGCTGCATGGTCTCGTGGGCCGCAGCGAAGACGTCCGTCATGCCCTTCTGGAAGCCCTCGCTGTCCACCGTCTTGTGGATGCGGTCGAGGGAGTCGGCCAGGGTGCCGAGCGTCGATCCGCCGGCAGCTGTAGCCGCCCGGGAGAAGCCCGCGAGAATGCCGCCTGTGTCGGCGAGGATCGACCCCAGATCCTTCAGGGCCTGGATGCCCTGGTCGATCATGTCCTTGAGGCCGTTGTCACCCTTCTTCTTCAGCCAGGCGTCGAAGTTCTCGCTGATCCGGACGAACCAGTCGGCCAGCGAAGGGAGGTAGCTGGTGCCGACCTTGCCGAGGGTGGCGATGATCGACGCGAAGGTGTCCGTGCCCTGCGTCGCGATGCCGATGGAGTCCGACAGGTCCTTGAACATCTGGTCCAAGGCCGGGGACAGGGAGGTGCCGAGGTTGGTCGCGAACGACCCGAAGAATCCGCCGAGTTCGGTCGCCGTCTTGGAGACGCCCGCCGTGAACTTCGGAAGCAGGTCGTCGACCACGGCCCGGATGGGCTCCGCGGCCTTCGCCCAGAAGTTCTCGGAGATCGTGTCCTGAAGGCCGTGAAGCGCGGACTTGACCTCGGGGACGACCTTGTTGAAGTCCTTGAACGCGGCGATCGAGACGCCCAGGCCCACGGCTATGCCGCCCAGAAGTCCGGGCAGAAGCAGGGCTGTTGGCGCGATGGACGCCAGCGACGAGGACAGGGCGGCGAGGTTGCTCGTCGCCGCGATGCCCGACGCGCCCAGGCCCGCGATGGCCGTCGCAAGGGTGCCGATGATCGGCGCCGACTTGTCGAGGTTCTTGATCACGTCGCCCAGGTGCTCGAACATGTCGCCGATCACGCGGGCCCCGGACAGCGCCTTCAGCATCGCGGCGGCCGTGGCCGCAGCCGAGGCGTTCACCTTCGGGATGATGTCGACGACGCGGTTCCTCGTGAGGATCGCCATGTGCGTCAGCACGGCGAGGACGCCCGTACGGGATACCTCGGGCTCGATCTCCGACTTCAGCTTGTCGATCTTGTCTTGCAGATCGTCGATGTCCCGCTCGACCTTGCGCTTCGCGAGCGCGTCCAGCTCGGGCGTGATCTGGGCCCGCAGATTGCGCATCTGCTCGAAGGCCGCTTCGAGTTGCCGGCGGACCTGCGAGACCTTCTGCGCGTCGAGTTCGGGCCGGATGGCTATCTCGTCGAGTTGGGCCTGAATCTCGTCGGCTGCCTGCTGCGAGGCGGCCCGGGATTCGGCAAGGAGATCCCGCTTCGCCTCTTCCAGGGACGCCTGGTCGAGCTTCACCTTCAGGTCGGTCTCGGCGAGCTTCTGAAGCTCCCGCTCGATCTCCGCGACGGCGGCCTGAACCGAAGCCTTGCTCTCCTTGTCGACCCGGAGGTCGATGTGCCCGATCTCGTCGAGGCGATCCTCGAACATGTTGATCGCGGCGTTCAGGCTGGGCTCGTTGAGGTCGACCTCGATGTCCGTCTCGCCGAGCGCGACGAGGGCGCCCTTCACCTTGGCGATGGCCGCCATGACGGAGCCCTGGTTGTCCAGGTTCACACCGAGGTGCAGGTCCGACAGCTCGGCGTCCGCCTGCCGGCGGGTCCTGCGGGCTTCCTGTACGACTTGGCGGCCGGTCGCCGAGAACGTGATGCGGTGCTGGTTCGCGCGGGCCTGGTATTCGCGGACGGCCTTGGTGACCTCGCCGGACATCCCCGAGAGGTCGAGCCTCGTATAGAAGCGGATCTTGCGGGTGTCGGTCTTCTTGTTGTCGTTGTTGATCGACCGGACGGCTTCGAGGACATCCTTGCGAGCGCCGGTCGGATCGGCCTTAGTGCGGATGGTGACCGCGATGTCGTGCTCAATCTTCTTGAGCTTTTCCTTCAGGTCATCCTTGAAGCCGGAGGTGTCCGGCATGACCTTGACCGCTACGCGGCCGACGACATTCGCATCCGACACCGGCTTACCTCCGCTGGAAGTGCTTGTAAATCTCCGCGACAGAGCGCCGCTTCTTGGCCTGCTTCTCCGGGGCCTTCTTCTTCGGCTCTGGCCTTGGAAAGGGCGGAATGTTGGGGGCTTTGCTCTTGCCCCACTGGCCGGTCGCCCGAGTGTTTTGGTTGATCGCGTCGAATAGGTCGGCGGTCAGATGCCGGTCCTGACCCCAGCCGAATAGCGCACGGCCGCCCGACGCGAGGGCGACCGTGAGAGAGGTGTCGGGAAGCCTCTGCACAAGCAGAAGGACGAGAGCGGGGGAAGGCCCCCGGCCCGCTATCACTTCGGCGAGGTCAACGCCGAAGTGGAACAGCAGGTCCGGGTACAGGCCGTCGCCGTAGTCGTCGATCAGGCCTGCGAGGCCGAGGCTTCCCCCGCCTGAGTGCTCTCGCCGTAGTGGCGGAAGATCTCGGCGAGGATCGCCAGGTCGCCGCCCACCTCGTCGAGGAGGTTGTCTGCCGCCTTCTCGAACTGCGCCACGGTGCGGATGGCCTCGGACAGAAGCTCCGCCTGATCGCTGTCGTCCTTGCCCATCTGCTCCTGAAGGGCGAGCAGTTCATCGCGGCGGGCCTTCGGCAGACGCAGGGGGTTGAGGAGTCGGATGGTCTCGCCGCCGACCTCGATATCGGTCGAGCCGTACTTGCGCTCAGCGGCGGCGCGAATGTCGTCGAGGGAGTAAGAAGCCATGGGGGTGCGGACCTCCAGAGAGAAGACAGACAGGGGAAGCGGACCGAGGAGAGAAGGGGGAGGCCCGGCGCGCGCGGGTCCGCAATACGCCCGCGCCGGAAGTCATCACGCCTGGCCAGCCACCCAGGCAGTGCCGTTCCAGTACGCCTTCGAGGAGTCGCCCAGAAGGACGTGCTGACCGGTGGTCCACGCGGTCGTCGGGGTGGCGATCACGCTGGACATACCGGCGAGGGTGGTCGGGGCGGTGGCGCCCTCGGGGGTGAAGGAGCCCGGGGAGCCGGCGGTCGCGCCGGTCGCCATGACGCCGCCCAGGGGCGTGATGGCGTAGGTCCAGGCGTTGTTGCCGTACGCCATGGGCTTCACGCCGAGTGGCAGACCGGCGAGGGACTCGGTGTCCGAGATCGCCATGTCGTCCGCGCGGTAGATCTCGGCGCGCGGGGCGTAGAAAGCGAAGTGGTTGTCGCCGTCCACGAAGATCGCCAGGAAGGCCGCCTGCGTCGGCTCCGGCTCGGTAGGAACGCCGACCGAACCGTCCGGCAGGATCGGCGCGTTGGCGCCGAAGTAGAGCTTCAGCGCCGCTGTGTCGAACTGCTGGAGCGTGAACGTCATGGTCTCGGTCCTGGCCGAGTACTTCGTCCGCAGGCTCTTGTTCTGAAGGCTGCCGATCGTGGTCGCCTCGCCGCCCTCGGAAGTGATTCCGAAGACGTCTTCCAGGCTGGTGTGCCCGACGTTCTGCCACGGGGAAGTGGGCGTCAGGAGATCCGCCGGCATCGCGGTGCCGGTCGGGGCGGTCAGGTAGTTACCGGACCCGACGACAAGGGTTGCGTCATCGTTGATCGCCAAGAGGCTGAGTCCTTACTCGCGCACGCGAAAGGCCCGGCACCCCGCGATCGGGGGACCGGGCCTTGCGTGAATGGAACTGTCAGGGGGTGAAGGGGCGAGTCCGCGGCTTGCGGATCTGCACGTCGAAGATCGACTCGTAGCGCCACACCCCCGTGGGGAGGTCGGCGTACTGGACGGGGCCGGTAGCGGTCGCCCAGTCCGTTGCGCGTCTCGGCGCCGAGTTCAGGTCCACGCGGATGATGTGGCCGAGGCGCGGATACACCTTCTGCTTCAGCCAGGCGTCACGCATGACGACGCGGACGGCCTCGCCGAGAATCGCCGCGTCCTCGTCCCCGTTGGGATCCGGCGCGAAGGTGTTGATCACGATGCGGGCCGCGTCCGTGAAGCGGGTGTCGCCCTGCCACTCACCCCATGTCGGGTCGCGGCGGACCAGGACGAGGGGGAACTTCTCGTGCAGGTCGACGAGGGACTTCACCCGGATTCCCGGCAGGCCCTCGCGCAGCACGGCGAGAAGGAGATCCTCGACGGGGGACAGCTCCGCCATGGCCTTGATGTGGTCGGGGAGTCCTGCCATCAGTCGAGGTGCACCTTGCCCTTCCGCTTCTTGGGCAGGTTCGCGGCGCGGGCCAGGATGAACAGGCCGTCCATGGCGCCTACGGTGGCGAGGTACGTCGTGCCGTCCTTGCGGGTACGTACCTCGACCGAAGCGGCGCGGCCGTACTCGATCGACAGGGCAGCGGCCTTGCCGCGCTCGTCGTCCAGGACGACGTACTTGTCCACGTCGCCGTCAACCACGTCGATCCGCGCGTGGCCCTCCAAACGGTGCTGGAGAAGCAGCTCCTCGGCCCGTGCCGCGATCTCGAACCGGGCCTCGTCGAGGGCGGCTTGAACGCCGGGAAGGAGGGCGATGTACTTCTCCAGCTTGTGACGGCCCACCTTGTCTTCGATCTCTGCCATCAGGGCCGCTCCCTAATGTCGATCGACCAGTGCCGCGTACGGCGGTCGCCGTGGTGGTAGGCCGGAGGGGTCACGATGTCCCACAAGCGGCCCTGGTACTCGACCTGCGACCACAGGGTCACGCCCTCGACATGAGGGTCAACGACCATGCGGACGACGTTGATCTGTTGCTGACCGGGCACCTCGGCCTTGCCGCTGCGCTGCGGGATGAAGGCGGCCTTGACGTCGACCGGGCTGTCCTCGTCCACGGTGACGACTGTGTTGCCCCGGTTGTCGACGACCTCCTTCGTCCGCCACACGCGGGCGGGTTGGCCCCGTCTGCGCTGCACGCTCACCAGGGGCTCACCTCATCCCCGAACAAGGGGAACGGCGAGGCAGGGGAGTAGTCGACCGGCACGTGGCCGACATCGCGCGGGCGCCGCTTGGTGCCCCATGCGGAGACAACCACGCTGGAGATGCCGCGCTTTCGGCCGGCAAGCTCCTCCAGGAGCCGGATCTCCTCGCGGGTGAAGTACACCGTGCCCGCGTCCCGGCCGATGTCCGACCACGCGAGCGTCTCGTCCCCGGCCCGGCTCTGCGTGTAGCCGTTCGGGTTGCGCAGGTACCTCGCCACGGACTTCAAGGTGAGCGTCTTCACCAGCCGGGGCGCAGAGTCCTCGGGCCACTCGCGGCCGTAGGTAGCCGCAAGATCCGAAGCGTCCTCCAACGCCCCTGCTGCGATGCGCAGTTCGTCGGAGTCGAGGTCCCAATCGAGGCGGCCCTTCAGTTCGTCGAGGTTGGCATACGACAGGCTGCCACCTCCTTTCAGGGAAACGGCAGGGGCCGACGCGTTTCACGTCGACCCCTGGCTTTTCTCTCCACTTGGTCAGGCGGCGTTAGACCTCGCCGCCTTCAGTCCAGTCGCAATGGATGCAGCGCACGCCCGCGTATCTGTCGTCGCGGTCATGGTCCACGGCGCTCCAGTGCTCCAACTCCGAGCTGGGTGCCCCGCACTGGAGGCAGCCAACGGCGGCTCCGTACCCAGGGAAGTACCTGTACTCGATGCCGGATTCTTCGAGGGTCTGCTGCATCGCTTTGTTGATCTCCGCTTGGGATTTGATTCCCGTGATTTCCCGAGCAGCTCGGTCGGCATCCCCGTCCGCCAGCGATACCCACATGATCGGTTCAAGCAGCGAAGGGAGGGGCGTGTCGTCCAGCATGACCGGGATGACACGCACGGAGCCGTCCCGCAAGCGTCGCGAGAGGGCAGCTTCCCACTCCGTGTTCACCCACCGTGATGCAGCTGCATTGGCTGACCAGAAGACCAAGACGGTCTCCGCTGCCCCGAGGGCCGCGTTCACCTCTCCGACGATGGAGTCTCCCGGCTTGATCTTCCAGGAGTCGAGCCAGACGTCCATGCCAAGGAGTTGCAGTCGAGACGCAAGCGGATTCACTTGGCGCTTGTCGCGGTGATTGTGGGAGATGAAGGCTCGCATGAACGTAGCGTCCCACTCGTGTGCATCCACCGTGACTAAAATCGTCAAAGTGACGACAAGTTGTGGGTGGAGTCACACGTAGCGTCAGGCGTTGGCCGGGTCGGTCTCGGCCTTCATGCCGGTCGGAGTCCACACCTTCGCGTCGGAGACGCCGGTGATCGTGGCCAACTCGCTGCCGGCCGCCGGGTAGTCGGACTTGCCGTCGAGGGTGAGCTTGATGCCGCGAACGAAGTGCTCCTGCGTGGAGACGATCTCCTTCTCGTTCGCCTGATCCCAGCCGACCAGCACGTCAGGAACCGAGCGGAAGCCCGCGTACGTGTTAACGACGGAACGGTCCTGCATGTACAGCGGGTCGTAGTCGCGGACCCATCGGAGCGCGATGTTCTCGAAGCTCGTGGTCGCGCCGTACGGAACCGACTGCGGCACGCTCGGGGCGCCGGACAGGAAGATGAAGCCGGACTGCGCGAAGGCGTACGCCGCATCCGCCGGGATGGTCTGGTCGACCACGATCCGGAAGCCGAAGCGCTCGCCGATGCTCGCGGTGCGGAGCGCGGTCTCGGCCTCGGAGTCACCGACGTTCTGCGCGAAGTTCAGCGTCTCATCGGTCAGGAGCGCCGACTCGAACTCGGTGCCCACCAGGAGGTACCGGCCCTCACGCGGAGCGTGGAAGGCGTTCAGTACCCGGCGGGCCTCGATCAGGGCGCCCCGGAGGTTCTGACCGGTGTTGCCGATGGTGGCGTTGTACGTCTGGCCGGTCAGGAGATTGACAGCCCGGCGCTGGAGACCACGCGCGATGGCCTTCGACTGGGGGCGCAGGAGCTTGGACCAGTTGTCGATGTCGAAGTCGTTCTGCTCGTCGGTGAGCTTCACCGCGGAGTAGACGTTGCCGCCGAAGGTGACTGCGATGGTTCGCTCGCTGTACTCGTCGAAGACGATCGGGTTCGAGCGGTCGTTGCGCCACGCGTAGTCGTGGAACGGCAGGATGCCTTCGACCTTCATGGAGATGGTGTCGTTCTCGGCACCCTTGAACTGGTCGACGCCCTGCTTCTGGAACAGGTTCGGGATGATCAGCTCCTGTTCGAGCATCCCGACTGCGGCGTTGACGAGCTTTTGAGGCTTGACGACCTGATGCTGAATGGTGGGCAGAGTGACCTCCGAGTTGCGAGAATGGATGACTAGAGCATCGGCTCGGGCTGACTAGCCTTACGCCTGTGGTCCACACCACCTGCGCCGCAGGTGGTAGTGAGGGGGGGATATGGAACTTGAAACCCTGATGGCGGCACTTGGCAGCGTGAGCGCCGCTTCTGTACTGCTTCGCACAGTCGCGCTCTGGGTTCGGTCGCGGCACCCCAAGCACGTGGTTGTGAAGGATGGGGAGAACGAGGTGAGCCTTGATCTCTCAAACAGAGGAGAAGCGCTGCGGTTCTTGCAGAAGATCGCCGACACCGACCGAGAGGGTCGGTGATCTTGTGACGACTGCGGTCCAGGTGCAGCCACGAAGAGTCTTCAACTACGACCAGATGAGCGCAGCAATCGGCGGCGCTGGTGCCGGAATTGGCACAGCTGCGATCGGTAACCACATGGACCCAAAGGGGTTTTGGCACGACATATTTCTGTACGCCGCTCCACTCTTGGCGATTGCGGTCAGCGTCCTGGTGAATTGGGTGTGCGCAACCGCAGAACGGCGCGAAATAGCCCAAGGGATCAAGAGGGCCACAGCCACGGCGCAGGAGGAGATCAACGATCCAACGACGACTCTTGAGCGTCGAGACGAGCTGAGGGCGGTTCTCAAGTCGCTCCGGGACGAAAAGATTGCACACCGCATCTAAGGGGTCGTCAGAAGCGCCGGGTTCGCCGCGCGAGCTTGCGCGGGTCCATCTCGCCGTCGTCGCCTTCGGACGGATCGAGGCCGCCGCCCAGAGAGGGCGGAGCCGCAGGTGTGAGAAGCACTTGAAGGGCCTTGGCGTCGGCTTCCAGCTCCTCGGAGGTAGCGCCGCGCAGGCGCCCCGCCAGTTCCTCGGGCAAGTCGAACTTCCGTGCCACGGTGGTGACCAGGACGGAGCGTTCCAGCTCGGCGTTCTTCGTCTTCACCTCGGCGAGCGCGGCCTCGAACTCCTCCGGGCTCTTGGCCTCGGAGAGCTTCGTTTCGGCGTCCCGCAGTCGTGTGCGGTACCCGGCCGCTTCGTTGCGGACCTTCGCGAATTCCTTGCGGGCCCAGTCGGGCAACTTGTCTTCCGGGCTGTTGGACTGCCCGCCGGCACCGGACGCGTCGTCCGGCTTCTGGCCGGGCGGGGTCTGCTCGCTCGGGGTTTCCTCGTTGGGCTTCTCGTCAGACACTTCACGCCTCCGGGGCCATGCTCGTGGACCGCCGCGCCTCCTGGGCTGCGGCTCGCTGTTGCTTGCGGATGAACCGGCGCCAGACGCTCACCGCGCCTTTGCCGGTGTGGCCCTTCGTGACCTCCGGCCACAGGGCCTCGTACTGCCGCGAAAGCGCGGTCAGTTCGCTCGACTGGTACTGATCCCGGTTCCAGACCGGCATCGCGTAGCAGTGACAGTTGTCGTGGTACTTGTCGCCATCGTTGAACGTGGCGGACTCGCGGCTCTTGTAGACCGGGCCCCGGCTGATCAACATCGCGCACCAGCCGCACGGGGTGCCCGTGCGTGACAGGCGTACGTACCCGAGGGCCCGACGGTCGCGGGTCATGTGCGTCCAGTTCGTTGACCGGGCGCCGTTCATGGCGACGCGGGAAGCGGCTGCGGCCTGCTGTGAGCCTGCCTGCCGGTGTGCCTCGTCCGGGTCGGAGTCCTCGACGCTCATACGCCGGTCGAGGTTGGTCGGGCCAAGCGCTTCGAGCACGATTCGAAGTTCCTCTTCGGCCTGGCGCTCGATCCGCTCCTCTTCCTCGCGGAGCCCTTCCAGCTCCTCGACGAGGACGCGTTCCCAGTCGGGCTCGTCGTCCTGGCCGTCGACCTGGTCCTCGTCGTCATTGACGGCCCCTGAGTCGCCGCCGGGCGCCTGGCCCTGGTCGTCGCTCTCGGAGGCGTCCTCAACTACCTGAGCGGACGAGGCTTCCCCGGACTCGCCGGTCGCGGCCTCGCCCGCAGGTTCGGCGGGCGGGGTGTAGGTGCCCGCCAGGGCGGCGAACTCGCGCCGCAGGTCCGTCAGGGTGATGTACGTCGGCTCGGGGTGGTACGGGTCGGCCACCGTCGTACCGGTCTGGAGCGCTCGGGCAAGCCGGTAGTACGCCCGCGCGAGATCGCGAGACTGGCGACGACGGGACATGACGAGCGTGATCGCCTTACGCAGCCAGCCACCAGCCGTAGCGGCACGCTGGTCGACCGGAACGTCCGCCCACAGGGCCAGGGCCTCGGCTGTGGTCTTCGCGCCGAGCTGCGACAGAGCGACGTGGAAGGCGGCCGAGACCTCGTCGGTTTCGGCCTGCCTCGTCTGCTTCGTCATGCCGCCGCCGGCACCGTAGCCGCGGTGGCCGTCTCAGGCGTCGCGCGGCTCAGCGCGGAAGCGAGCTGGCCCACCGAGTCTTCCTCGTCGGCAAGGTCGTCCCACTCGTCCAACTCGGTCTGCGTGACGTTCGGGACGCGCTTCCACAGACCCTTCGCCGGGATACCGAGCTGCTCGCGCAGCTTGCCCAGCGCGTCAGCGGCCTGCGCCAACGAGCGCTGTTCCATGTCGCGCCAGATGACCTCGCCCTTGAAGTCGTCCGCCGATCCGCCTTCCAGCTCGGCGGCCAAACGGAACACTCTCTCCCAGGCTTCGCCGAACACCGTCCGGAACTCCTGAATCTTGCGGCTGAGCGCTGTCTCGGCGGCCTGAAGAGCCTCCGCCGAAAGGTTGGCGATCTGCCCCAACAGATGGTGTGGGGGCACCTGCGCGACGGCGCTGAGGTGCCGGATGCTCATGTCGATCGAGTCAATGAACCCGCCGAGCGGGGTCTCGTCCAGCGATCCAAAGCGAACGTCCGGGTCCTCGGCGAAGAGGAACCGCTTGGCGTTGTGGTTGATCGGCAGGGGGATCGCGTTGCCGTGCTCGTCGTAGACGACCTCGCCCGTCTCCGGGTCGCGCTGAACCGGCGGGGCCATGCCCGACACCGTGCGCACCTTCACCGAGGCGTACGTCTGCGCGATCAACAGGTCGAAGATCGTCTGGTTGATTCGGTTCTGAAGCGGGATCATCGGCTCGATGACGCCGGCTGTCCGGCCTTCGAGGTCCACCGACGCCGCGAAGCGGGTCACGGGGCACTCGCTAGCGCCGTGGCGCTTGCCCTTGGCGACCGTGACGCCCTCGCTGTCGTCCAAGGCCTTGAACGTGACCGCGTACTCGAAGCGGCCGTCCCACATGCGGGCCGTGCCGGGCTTCTCGGCCATGGGCCAGGTCGTCACCGTCAGCGCGGCGTACGGGGTGTCGTCGTTTGCAGGGTCCTCGTACAGCGCGGCCGTACGCAGCGCGGACAGGCCCTTCGTCAGGACCACGCCCTTCACGCGCTCGGTCAGTGTGAACGAATGCCCGTACGTCAGCGCGCCCTTGTAGATGGCGGACTGCCGGGCGTCGAGGCGGGAACGCTGCCAGTGCTCCCACTGCGGTGAGGACAGGTTGGTCGCCGAGCCCTGGCCGTCGTCGTCGCCCGTCCGGTAGCCGTCCACGTAGAGGGCCTGCGCCGGGGTGTTGACCAGGAGAGGCGTCCAGTTCGAGACGGCCCGCTTCGCGAGGAGCCGGTACTCGTCATCGGCCATCGCGGGCATGTACGGGTCGTCGTGGCGGCCGTGGAGATAGTTGTCGATCCGGGAGAGCCGGTCCTTGTCCCGGCCGAGAGTGGCGAGGAGCTGCACCGCCAGGGCGGTAGGCGTGGGTTCGGCCATGGTTCACCGCCCTTGGTTACATGTTTACACCGCTACAGGAAGAAGCCCCGGCCAGTCCGCTTGCGGACCTTCCGGCCTCGGGCTCGAAGATCGAAGAGGGCCTCGTGCGCGAGCATCAGCGCGGCGTAGGCGTCCACCTTCTTCGGCGACTCGCGGCTCTCCTTGCCGAACGAGACGCCGTAGTTGTTCGTCCGGCGCCGTGCGTTGAGCACGTGCCGGCGGAGCTTGAGGTCGCCGTCGTGGGCGAGCTTGCGATCGAAGATCGTGCGCATCAGACGCTCGTTCGCCAGGGTCGACGCCTTCAGGCTGGTACGCATGTCCCAGCCGATCGCGTCCTTGCCAGGCGCCTTCACGGCCAGGCCCTCGCCGTACGCCTCGGACCACTCGCTGATGTAGCTCTCCCAGAGAGCCACATCGGCGTACATGCCCTGTACCTCGAAAGCGGCGAAGGCTTCGTGCACGGCGGAGTCGACCTGAGCGCGAGGGACCTCCCAGTCCTTCCCGGCCGGGCCGTCCGGCTTCTCCCACAACCCCAATACGAAGGCGGCCATGTCGCTGACGCGGAGCGCGACCAAGGCTGTGCTGTCGTCGCGGAGGCCGCCGTCGAAGCCGATCGTGATCGCGTCGCCGGGCTGGAGCGTCTTCGCGTCGTCCCGAAGTACGTCCCACTGAGCCGGGCCGAAGAGGGCGTCCTCGGACGCAACGATCTGGTTCAGCCACATGCGCCGCGAGCGGCTGGGCGCAATCGTCGTGTCGAGGATCGACTGAAGGATCGTCTCGACCCGCAGCCAAACCGCGTCACCGCGGATCTTCGGCAGGACGATACGAATCGCCTCGGGCGTCAACGGCGTTGCCGCATGCGCCTCGATGCTGTCGTACATGAAGCCGATGTCGGCCGCCCGACCTTCGAGGATCTTCTCGAAGGCTTCGCGCATCCGCTCGGCCACGGAGTCTTCGCCGGGTAGGTAGGCGTTCGTGATCGCGAGGTAACGGCTGTCCTTCTTGGTGGCGTTGCCGTCGATCGTCTCGTACATGCGGTCGCCGTTGTTGCCGGTCACCCAGTGGTGCGTCTCGTTGAGCACCGTGAACGTGATGCGACCGCCCTCAAGGGCGCGAAAGGAGCTGGTGACCGCTTCGAGTCTTTGCCGGCCCCCGTTCGCACGGATCAGCTCGGCCCCGGCCTTGATGCCGTACGTCTCGATGAGCTTGTCCGACATCAGGGACGGCATCAGCGTCATCGTGTTGCGCGTCTGGTCGCGGCTGACGGCCGCGATCTGCACCCAGGCTTGCGGGTGCGGGACGCCGACCGGCTGACCGTTGTCCCAGTAGGAGAAGCGGGAGGGCCCGACGAACTCGACGAGCGAGATCACCGCGAGGAGTGGGTCCTTCCCCCAGCCCTTGAGGCGCTGCAACACGCCCTTGCGGTAGACGAATCGGCCGTTCTCGTCGACCGCGTACCACCACAGGACGAAGCGGAGCTGCTCACGCGTGAAGCGCCACGGGCCGCCGTCCTCGGCTTTGAGGAACTCGGCGCACCAACCGGCGATCTGCCAGCCGAGCGTGTGCTCGGGGAGCTTCCACGAGCCGTCTGGCTCGCGCGCCCAGGTGGGGCCGAGAAGGCTCGGTTCGAGGTTGTCGATCTCTTCAGAGGTCAACGAAGGAACGTCCTCACCCCCAAGGCCAGATCGGACTACGTCTTGCCGTCCAATGCGGCTTGAGGAGCTGCGCTACGGTCGCTCGTCGGCGGGCAGACGATCGATTCGGCTGGCTGTGCAACGCCGGGTACGGTGGGCGCCGCAAGCCAACAAGGGGGCAGGATGGACGCCGCAGACTGGATCGCGATATCGGCCACGACCGTCAGCGTTTTCGCTGGAGTGTTCTCGTGGTCCCAAGCCCGCAGCGCTAAGGAGTCCGCCCTTTACGCCCAACGGCAAACCGTGGCGGCCGAAGAGCAGTTGCGTCTCGCGAGGGATCAATTCGCCGCTGAAACTGCTGACCGGCATGAGGCCAACGGCCCTGAATTCGAGCTGGAACCTGGGTCTATCTACTACGACGAGCAGCGCTTCGCGAAGATGACGCTGCGCCAGATCGCAGGCCCGGCTCTGCGGTCTATCGTTGTCTCTCATCCCGATGACCATGATCAACTCTCTGGCCTCGACGGGCGGGAACTGGGCCCCTCCTCCCCGGGCGCGCCGATCCGGGTGGAGTGCGACGCGGAGTACAACATGCCAACACCGATCACCGTGTCTCTCACACTTACGTGCACGGGGCGCCAGGGGGAGACGTGGGTTCGCGGTGTCGGGTGCCTGTTGGACAGTGAGCCTGATCCGGAACCTTCACGGCGTACGCGAGGGCGTCGCTCCTGACCAGCCATAGAGGCTCATGACTCGGCGAGCCCCAGCTCCTTCTTGTAGTCGGCGATGGCGAGCACAGCCGCGGACTGCTTCTCAGGCTCGGGCTCGTGCAGCTCGATGCGCACACGGCGACGATCCCCCTCGGCGACGAGGAGTCGCTCGAAGGCGCTGTAGATGGTCTGGAGCATCTGTCCCGACCGCTTCCCCGACTTCTTGTAGAAGGACAGGTCTTCGCACAGCGAGTAGGCCAAGGCCCAGTCGCTCGCCTGGTAGAAGTCGGCCTGGCCAGACTCCTTCAGGGAGTCCCACAGGCGCTTCGCGATCGGGTGCCAGGTCCGGTCGCCGTTCGGGATCTTCGTGGGACGGGCGACGCCTCGCGTCACCGACTGAACATCGCTGCCCTTGCGCTCACGAGGGCGGGCGAGGTCGACCTCGCGGTTAGGTACCGGGCCGGGCATCGGTCCTTCCCTTCCGACGCGAGGACATGGCTGTGGCCCGTCGATACACGACGGGCCACGCCTTCGCATCTGCAGATCTACTTCGGGGTGTTCTTATCGTTAGCCGGAAGCTGGATCGTCTCCTCGTAGTCCGTCCAGTGGTAGACCCACTGCTTGCGGACTGCGACCTTCCCCGCCCAAGGGAACAGGCTCTCGGAAAGGCCGATGATGCGGTCGGCCATGGTGTCCAGCGCCTTTTGAACGCTGGTACCAGGGATGTTGACCCCCTTCAGGCCGCGCGGCACCTCGAACTCGAAGCTGATGCGCAGCGAACGCGGCGTTCCCTCATGCTCTGACATTGCCCCTCCCATGTGATGAGTGCCAGTGCATGTGAGATTACGCCCAGCTGGTACGAAGTCAACTCTCTCACGAGAGAAGGGCTTGCTGGTGGGTGGATGAGACAAGTGATCTGGACTAAAAGCGCAGTTCAGGGACTGAGTTCGCCGGGGTGCGCCTCCACCCGACGGAACCTCTTCTCGTGACGCCGTCGTTGGGCGGCCAGAGCGAGGGCTCCCTCGCGCGAGGACTTGGCCCGGTGATGAAACCCGCAGAGTGCTCGAAGGTTGGTCTCTCGATGGTCATCACCAGGCACGATGTGGTCCACGTCCGTAGCCGGTGCCTCGCAGCGCTGCCCGTACTGATCACGTGCCGTACAGCGGTGACCGTCTCGGCGCAGGACGTGAAGTCGGATCTTCGGCCAGCCCGCCGGCAACCGTTCGCGTCTGTCTGAGGAAGCCCAGTTCGGCATCACACCCCCAGGTTGAGGAGTGCCGCGAATGCGGCTGAAGCCTGTCGCGGGACGACGCCGTTGCCGAGGATCTGGAGTTGTTGTCCGCGCGTCAGGCCAGGGATGGCGGTGACGTAGCCGAGAGGGAGGCCCATGAGCCACTCGACCCACTCGACGGTTACGCGGGGGCCGCCCTTGCGGCCTGCCTCGGTGGGCGGGGGAGCGGCCCGGCCGGTCACTACCTCCCACTGCCGGATAGCGGGGAGGTACTCACCCCACCAGTGCGCGGGGGAGGTGAGGTCGCCGACCGCAGGCTCAGGCTCGCGGCCTTCGCGGATCGCTTCCGAGTACGGGAGCAGGTAGCACGCCTCGTCATCGAGGGTCGGGCCATGACCACCAGCTCGACGTTCAGCCGGCGGGCGAGCGCCGCCGTTAGACCCCAAGTTCGAGGTCGGCGTCTTCAGGGGTCGCGATACAGAACCACCGGTCACGGAGGTGAGGGGCGTGAGCTGCGGTAGCTCGAACGCACACCCACCGCGAGCTATACCCGATCTCGACCAGGTCACCGAGGACGACTTCGAGCCCGCGCGTCCGGATGTTAGAGACGTTTTCCAGGAAGAGGATTCGCGGTCGTATGACGCGAACTGCTTCAAGGACGTTGACCCAAACTCCAGAGCGAGCGCCTCGAATTCCAACCCGGTTCCCCGCAATGCTGATGTCCTGGCAGGGGAACCCTGCGGTGATCACGTCGACTTGGCCGACGAGCTGAGCCCAATCGATCTCGCGGATGTCGCCGAGGTTCGGAGCGAGCGGGTACCTCTTAGCGAGGACGGCGCTGGGGCCTGGAGCGCTCTCCGCGACATACGCCACGTGCCCGGCTACGAGGGGAGCGACAGCCACTCCCAGGCCGCCGTACCCTGCGCAGAGTTCGAGGATCTTCAAGCAGACCCCCTACGCGCGAAAGACGCGATTACGTACGTCTTTTGTCTTCACTCAGGTGGCCCCTTCGGGGCCAAGCCTGCAATTCGTGGACACGCGAAATACGTATGGCGTCTTCATGCTGGCGAGCCCTGGTAAGGGCTCAAGCCTCGCAACTTGCTACTTACGTACTTACATATAGAAGTCGCTGGTTGATCTTGATTCTGGAAAGACGAAAGACTGTGACCTCGCTCACGCTTCGGCGGCGCCTCAAGGGCGACGGCGGAAGAGCAGCGGCGAAGGAGCAGTGCCGCCCGGAGGGCGGACAACGCGAAGACGGCAAGCGGCTGTGGCGGCCGGTAGGCCGCCCTTCGTGAAGACGTGACGACGCACTTCGCTCTGGCGGGCGCGGCGGCGCTGGGCGGCGCTGGCCCCATCCGTCGGCACTCATTCCTGTGCACCCTGGCGAGTGCCCTGCAGAATGTTCTCATCGCCACTGACCTGCGGATATGTGGGCTGCGGGCGCGAGATTGTCGAGGGCCCGGTCGCCCCTGGAACCGTGGCAGAATCCGAGCTGCTAAGACCTGGCGGCCCTCTTTCCAACGCCGGCGGGGTCATACCCCCACCCATCCCCACGGGTCGGCGCGAGGCGGGGCGAGAGCACACGCAAGCGCATCAGGCTTGTGATTCGGATGAATGTGGATGTGCGGGGGCATGCGATGCAAATGCGTGCATAGATGGGTGCGTGGTCACACAACAGGGCACGAGCTGACCGGTCAGACATGACGGATGTTGGTCGCTGCCTGCCTCACGCGTACACGCGCGCATGGGAGGTGGGCGGGAAGTGCGTACGGGCCGGATTGGACGGACACCCCGGTAAGCGTGTTAAAGTGTAGCCACATCGCACCGAATGGACCGGCAACGGGACGGACGGAACGACACACAGGACCGGGAAACCGCAGCTCACGCAAGGGAGTTGCGGAACGGACTGGAAAACGTGTTAAGGTGTAGCCACAACGCCGAACGGGCCACAGGGTCCGGGAGGAACGCGACCGGCCAACGGTCCGGGTGGTAGGACAATGGGAGTGCCTACCGCTGACCAGGCCAAACGCGAAACTCCGAACGGTGAGCATGGTAAAGTTGGAACCAAGTCGAACCGGAAACGGGGCGGCGAATAAAAGCGGCTGGTGTAAACTTGAGACCAGCCTCGATCGGGAGATAGGGTTACATGACCGAGTACGTGTTCAGCGACATCGATCGCCAGTACGGCAAGGCGGTCGGAGTCAAGAAGTCGGATGGCGACTTTCGGTGCTACGAGTGTGTGGACTTCAGCTTCTACGAGCGGAACGTCTCTGGGCAGGACGCCGACGAGCGGTGCTCCTACTGCGGGGGTTTGATCTTCGTCCTCGCTGGAACGATCGCGGCGGTGGAGGCCCCGAAGCCGGTCCGGCCGGTCAACCTCGCGAAGCGTGAGGTCCAGCGGTTTGGCCTGCTGGCCATCGCCTTCAATCTGCGATCCCGCCTCAATGAGGTGTCGTACGCCCTCGACAAGGCCCGCCAGGAGAACGACGGCCTGCGTGCGGAGATAGCGCGACTCAAGGGCTCCGAGGAGGGCGCCGAGTTCGCAGAGACATCCGCTTCCTAGACCCCGATGTAAACATTGTACCCGGCTGCCCCTCTCTGCACAGGGAGAAGGGAGGGGCAGCTTCCTCCCCCGATTGCGAGGACGCATGTCGCAGGTCGTTGCCCCCTCTGACGCCACCTACAACCTGATGTTGATCATCGGGACCGAAGATCAGACGGACTACGTACAGGTCTACCTGGACGACGAGCCCGAGGACGTGAGCGCCTTCGTGCCCGAGGGCTGGGATCTCCTCGAAGACGAGTCCGAGGAGATCATCCGAGGCGCGCACGACTGTGAGTGCTGCGGGGTCCACATCATGAACGCCCGAGAGTGCGACACCTGCCAGGACGGCGAGTGCGACCCGGCCGAGTCGTGGCACTGCTTCACGGGTCACTGCGACGGCTCAGGGTGCACGTTCGAGGGCGAGTGCGAGCCTGCACACGAGGTGCGCGTCTGGCACGAGGCGGGCGACCTGGTGGGCCTGTGGGAGGTCGAGGCCAAGGGGCCGGACCGGGTGGTCGCGACCCAGCGCGAGGGCTACGAGCGCGACGCCGTGTCCATCTTCACGAGCCTGTGGTCCGCCTGGCAGTACGCCCAAAGCTGCGCCGAGATGCACGCACAGATCCTCCGGGACGAGTGCGAGTGCGGCGAAGACGACTGCGGCGTGATTCACGAGCACGGGATCTCCGTGCAGGAGGTCACGAGCAACTCAGACCTTGCTCGGGCCTGACCTCCCCCCACCCCCAACGCAAAGGCGAAACGCCCGTCCGGGCGTCAGCGGCAGGCGGGACCTGCCCTCTGAATGAGCCATCCGGCGTTCAGTCCATCTACCTCGAACGCGAGGAATCCATGAAGCGCGTAGTCCGATCCGCGGTGGAGTCTGCCGCCGGCATCGTCGACCAGCACCGCGAGGTTGTTGTCCTTGCCCTGACCTCCGACAGCGAGGAACTGCGCCTCTCCGCCCGTAAGGCCCGGGAGAAGGCACTGCACTCCTTCGCCAACGAGCGCGACGACGAGTCTGGCCTTGCCAAGCACGTGGCCACCGCCCTTACCAACCGCGTCGCCATTCCGGCTTTTTGGGTCGAGCACCACTGGCAGGCGATTCTCGCGGCCGTCACTCGCCGAGAGGCCACGGATCATGCACTCGCCAAGTCGGTCCTGAAGTGGCTGGAGACGTACGAGGGCGAGACCGACACCCCGGTCTTCAAGGCGCAGTCTTGGCAGTACAAGGCGGCCACTACTCGGGCCCAGGTGCTCGCCGAGGTCAAGGCCGCACTGATCGGCGTACGCGACGCACTGCGCGAGGTCGGCGAACTCCCCGAGTACGAGGACGCGGCCTGATGAAGGACTGCGACTTCTGCAACCTCGCGGGCACGGCCCAATGACTCTACGTGCTCAGCAACGACCGGCCGGTTGTGGGCCTGGGTAACGGCCAGGGCGATGCGGTTCTGTTCGATGACGACGGCGTGTGGCACGCCTGTCTCGGCTGCTCGGTGCTGGTGGACGCCGAGAACGTGGCGGGCCTGATCGACCGGGTGGGCCGTCACCTCGGAATGGTCATGCCGCTGAAGGACCCCGGCTTCCGGGAGGCGTGGACGGCCCTGATGGTCGCCCAGTACGAGGCGGTCATGCAGTCGACCACAGTCAAGATCCCCGCGTAAACAACCCCCCTTATTCATTGCACGAGGTGTAAACATGAAGCCAAAGAATGACCCCATGCTCGCTAAGGTTCGCGCCCTCCTGGCGAAGGCCGAAGACCCGGCCGCTACCTCCGAGGAGGCCGAGACGTACTTCGCGAAGGCCGCCGCCTTGATGGCGAAGCATGGGATCGAGCGGGCGATGCTCGCCGACGCGGACCCGAGCCTCGACCGTCCAGGCGACCGCGTGATCGTCGTCGAAGGCAACTACGCCAACGACCGGATATACCTGCTCGGCTACATCGCCGACGCCCTGAACTGCCACGGCATCACGAAGGACAAGAGCCGGGGGAGAACCGAGGTCCACCTCTTCGGCTACGAGTCCGACCTCGATCGAGTGGAGCTGCTTTTCACCTCGCTTCTCCTCCAGATGTTCAACGGCGTGCGCCAGGGCCGCCCCGCCTTCGGCGAGAAGCTGATCACCTACCGGAAGTCGTGGATTGCCGGATTCATCTTGACCATCCACAAGCGGCTCCAGGAGATCGAAGCTCGCGCACGGCAGGAAGCCTCGGCAACCGCTTCGGGCCGCTCCGCCGAGCTGGTCGTCGCCGACCGCAAGACGGTTGTCCTGGCGCGCTTCAACGCCGCTTACCCCAACGCCCGCAGCGCGGGCGGCCAGACGAAGCGGCGGGGGACTGGATACGCCGCCGGACAGGACGCGGCCAAGCGCGCTGACCTCGGACAGACCCGCGTCGGTCAGCGACGCCGCGCCCTGACCGGCTGACCCACCGTCCCCATCCATCACCGGCCGCCCTCTGCACACAGGGAGAGCGGGGGGCGGCCCCCTCGAACACCGGAAGAGTTGGACATGATGCCCACCATCCAGAACGCCGACACGATCGCGTTCGACAGGGTCAAGAAGCTCGTAGCCGAGGTGCTCAAGACCGCGCGAGAGGTCGATGCGTGGCGCAACGACTACGACCCCGGCACGCAAGAGTGGTACACGCTGTGCAACCTCGCCGAGACCGCCGGGAGCCTGGCCCTCTCCCTGCCCGTCGAGATGCTTCCCGACGAGGAGTGGCGCCACGTTAGCCCCGCCGAGTACGCGGCCTGCGACGACATCCTCGCCGCGCTCAAAGAGGCGGAGGGCAAGTGACGCTCGCCCGCGCCATCGCCGCCGGATTCGCCGCCGCCGTCTTCCTGATCCTCGCCGACTCCGTGGGCGTCCACCAGGAGCCGAAGCCCGCCCCGTCCGCCCCCACCTTCGACGAGCGAATGCAGGCCGAAGGCCGCGTGCTCTGGGGCGAGATCGACGGACACCCCGACTGCTGGGCCCTGATCGGTGACACGTCGTACGTCACCTGCCGCGACGGCTACAAGACCACGTCCTGACGCAAACGGTCCCCTCCCACAGGGAGAGGGAGGGGACCACCTCGAAAGGCTACTCCGATGCACAAGCTCGTCTGTGCCGCCTGCGGGATCGGACACTTCGAGGCCCGCGCTGACCAGGGCTTCGACTGCGACCACTGCGGGTCGCTGGTCTACCCCCGATGCCTGAGCCTCGACGGCCCCGAGGAGTGGGCTGTCGACTCCGCCGGCACCCTCGGCAAGGTCACCGACCCGGCCGCTAGCCTCGACGACATCGAGGCCGCCCTCGACGACTTCCTGTCCGAGGAGCCCGGCACCTACGGCGCCCGCGCCGCCCTCCGAAACCTCCGCGACGCCGCCTCACGCCTCCGCGACGCCCTCGACGCGGGCCTCCCCCTTCCATCTGCCTGACCCGAAGGACTCCGCCATGAAGCACCTCCCCGACCACCTCGAATTGACCGACGAGAAGAAGCGGATCGACGCCGACATGCAGCACGCCGTGACCTTGGACTTCGGCCCCTTCCTCGGCTACCTCGGCGCCTACGGCCAGAAGCTCGACCGGATGGCGGGCGAGTACCGACAGCACGAGATCGCTCGCCGAATCCTGACCAAGTACGCCGACGAGGCCCTCGACCGCGCACGCGGCAAGTGACTCCCCAACTCCCCTGAAAGGGCGACCACATGACTACCGGCCCGTTCCTGTCCTCGTTCCTACCCAACAACAAACGCAACCGCGATTCCCTCGCCGCCGCCTGGCTGCGCATGCTCGAACTCGGCTACACCACGCGCACCACGCCGATAGATGAGCCAGAGGACTGCACCCGTACCCGGTGCGCCGGAGTCCACGAGGGCTACCCCGGCAGCGAGCACCGATGGGCCCTGCACTGCCTGTTGTGCGCTGTCGACATCGAGGTCTTCTACAGCCACATGCGGGAGCGCAAGGGAGCCAACCCGGCACCGCCCCGTCGTCACAAGGGATGCAAGTTCTCCGGGCCCCTCCGCGCCAAGGCTCGTGCCGCCCGCTACGTCGAACTCGGCCTCGCCCTCCCCTCCTGGGATCTGGACGCCCGCGCCGCCCACCGAGCCTGACCCCCGTCTCGAAGGAGACCAACATGTCTGACGACGTACTCACCACCACCGAAGACGGCCGCTTCCGCGTCCGCCTGGTCCGAGACGAGGACGCTGCCAACCCCCGTGAGGACGGAGACAACCTCGTCCACGTGATCACCATCGACACTCACCTCGGCCAGTACGAGCCTGTGGACAAGGACGGTGGCCCCCTCGCTGCAGAGTGGGAGCGCCTGAAGTGGGACCGGTGGGAGGGCATCGACCTCTTCACCCGCTACGTGGCCACTGAGCACGGCGGCATAGTCCTGGAGTCCGCCCCCGAGAAGGGCCCGCGTTCCCTCTGGTACATGACCGGCGAGGAGGTCCTCGACCTCGACCGCGGGCTCCTCTCCGAGGGGTACATCGAGGCGGAGAAGGAGGAGTACGAGGCATGGCTCGCCGGGGACGTGTGGGGCTTCGTTGTCGAGGAGACCGCCGACCCCGAGTCCGACGAGCCCAAGTGGCGGCACGTCGACTCCTTCTCTGGCTACTACGGCGGCCCTGATGCCCGAGCCCAGGCCCGTGAGGCCCTGCGCTTCTACGCCGGACGCTCCGCTGGCACCCACACCTGATCCCACCCAACGGCCCGCCCCAGACAGGAGCACCACAACATGAGCACTCTTGCCATCTCGTCCGGCATCGTCACCATTGAGCGCCTGGACGACCTCGAAGACCGCCCCTGGTCCACCGTCTACGAGCTGACCAGCCGCCGCATCTCCGGCCGCGTCGTCTTTGAGCCCGACTTCAACAACTCGATCACCGAGCAGCTCGACGAGGACCCGTCCACGTTTGAGTTCTTGCCGCAGGGCCTCCGCATCGCCTTCGGCAGAAACACCAACCGGTACGACAAGCGCCCCGCTGGCACCCTGCACGTCAACGGCATCGAACTGGTGGGCTGTATCTACTCGCGCACGACGGGGCCGGGCAACTTCAGCGTCCGACGCCCGGACCCGAGCGGGATCTACGACGAGCCCGCACCGGACGGGACGCGCAGCCGTACGCGCGAGGTGATCAACCTCCTTGACACCACGCACCGAGCAGACACAGCCGCCTTCGACCGGAAGGCCGCCCTCTGGGCTGCGAAGGACCGGCAGTCGCGCTACGACGGCCTTGCGCGCAAGCGGCGGGAAGTCGAGGAGCAAATGGCCGCCCTCGAAGCGGAGTTGGCCGCCGTCGGGCACCGACAGGTGGACATGCACCCCGAAGCGTTCGCCCGCCGTGTCGCGCAGTACGCGTGACTCCCCGAAGGTCGACCAGAAAGGACACCGCCGTGACGACTCCCCTGATCGGACTGGCCGGCGCCGCCCGCTCGGGCAAGGACAGTGCAGCTCAGGCCCTTCTCGACGCGGGCTGGACCCGCCGGGCCTTCGCCGACAACGTTCGCGGCATGCTGTACGCGCTCGACCCGATTCTGATCGAGAGGGAGTACAGCCAGGGCGTCACCAGCCTGCGGTACGAGGTCGACACCTATGGGTGGGACACCGTGAAGGAGCTGTACCCGGAGGTTCGCGCGTATCACCAGCGGCTCGGAACCGAGGGCGGCCGTGAAGTCCTCGGCGAGGACGTGTGGGTCAACGCCCTCTTCCGCGACTTCGAGACGTGGGGCCCGACCGTCATCACGGACGTGCGGTTCCCCAACGAGGCCGAGGCGATCCGTACCCGTGGCGGCCTGGTTGTCGCGATCGAGCGGCCCGGCCACGCACCCATCCGAGAGGCGGGCCACGTCAGCGAGAACGCCCTCGCCGGGTACCTGTTCGACGACGTGATCCGCAACGACGGCACCGTGGGGCACCTTCACGACCGCGTGATGCAGCTCATTCCGCTCCTCATGTAAACATGAGACCAGCGTGTTAAGGTGTGACCATGCGAATCACCCCCCGGAGGGAAGAGATCGACGCGGTCAAGGCGCTCTTGGAGGACCCCACCTTCGAGAGCGCCGACCAGATGGCCAAGGCCCTGCTGAAGGAGATGGGGGAGATCCTCCAGATGCGCGACTGGGTGGCCCTCGTCCACACCTGGAAGGACGGGAGCCGAGGTCTGAACTGGGCGCCGTTCGGCAACACGGCCGAGGCCGAATCCTTCGCGAAGAAGCTCGCGATCGGAGGCACCGGCCGCCTCGTGAAGCTCTACGCGCCCGGCGTCATGCTCGCCAACGTGGACGGCAAGAAGGGCTGGAAGGGCTGGTGTCTCCACCCCGAGTGCGGTCATTCCCCCTTCACTCACTCCCTCGCCAGTGCCGCCCGAGGGGCCTGCCAAATACCCACCTGCCCGTGCGACAAGTTCCGAAAGTAGACCGAGGGGAAGGGGAACGACCATCAAATCCGTCGACTTCAGAGTCTGCGAGTGCGGCGACAAGCGCGCCTTCGAGGACGAACGCTCTGCCGAGAAGGCGCTCGGCAGAGCGCAGGCGAAGCGTCACCGAGCAGGGGATCGGAAGGGAACCCGCCGCGGTCTCACTTGCGAGAACCGCTACTACCTGTGCGACTACGGCATGTATCACCTGACGTCACAGTCCCGAGCCGAGTACCTCGGAGCCGCCGCTTGAGGCGTGGCGAGAAGGATCTCTCCCGATCGGTCCGGGATTGACGCAGGGCGGGAGTAACCGGCTGCTGACGCCGGAGGAGGTCGCCGAATGGCTGAAGGTCAGCGACATCACCGTCAGGAATAAGTACCGGTCGTGGGGCCTGAAGGCCCAAAAGGTCGGCCGTCTCCTGAGATTCCGCGAGCGCGACATCGTCGCCTACCTCGAAGACAACTACGGGTGACGGCACCGCCATGCCCTGAGGCAAGGAAAGGAGCCACATGGCAACCGTATTTCAGAAGTGCAAGGACGATCCGCAGGATCGGTACTACCCCTGCGACAAGGCCCGCTGCGGCCATAAGTGGACGGTTCGCTATAGGGAGCCCGGAGGCCGCACCGCTCGCCAGCGAGAGCGGACCTTCGGCAAGAAGACTGGGCCCGAGGGTGCCGACGCCTTCGCGTCGAAGGTCGAGCACGACAAGGGCATGGGCGTCTATCTCGACCCGCAGCGGGGCGCCATCACCCTGAGAGCGTGGGCGAAGGAGTGGCTCGAACGGCAGATCCTCGCCGAGGGGACCATGCGGAACTACGAGGGATTCACGAAGAACCACCTCGTCCCGCATCTCGGACGCAAGACCCTGGCTGGACTCGCGAAGTCCGACTTCGAGAAGTTCATCGCCACGCTCCACCGATCGGGCGAGGGTATGGCCGCATCGACGATCAACGACCGCATGAAGTTCGTGACGGCGATGTTGGAGGCCGCCGTCACCGAGAAGCGCATATCCGAGAATCCGGCGGTCGGCGTCAAGATCGCCCGGACCAGCAGCCTCGCCGTGGACGAGGACGAGATCCCGACCCTCGAAGAGGTCGACCTCCTCGGCAAGCACATCTCCCAGCAGTACCGGCTCACGATCTACTTGCAGTCAGGCGCTGGCCTTCGGATCAGCGAAACCCTGGCCTACGCGAGCGAGTGCCGGCGGCCCGAGTTCATTCGAGTCCGCTGGCAGGTCAGCTCGAAGGCGAACCGCGGCGACTGCCGCACGACGTTCGTACCGTTGAAGCACCGCGCAGAAGGGGAGTACCGGGATATTCCCACTGCCCCCTTCCTTGAGGAGGAGATCGACGCACATGCCGAGCACTGGGACGCCGTTCCGGTGACCTTTAAGGACAAGGCGGGCAAGGACAGGCAGCTCGACGTCTTCTTCGCTCCACGCGAGCGTGGAAAGGGCACCATGCCCACGGCCACGACCTACGCCTACCACTTCCGGAAGGCGTGCAAGGCCGCTGGGCTGGTCGACGTGAACGGCAAGCCGAAATACACGCCGCACAGCCTTCGGCACTTCTTCGCCTCGACCGCTCTCGCGAACGGCATCCCGATCCACGAGGTGTCTCGTTGGCTCGGGCATAAGTCGATCAAGACGACGGTCGACATCTACGGCCACCTCGTTCCGGGGGCCTGGCACCGCTGCCGTGAGGTGATGCAGAACGCCATGCGGCCCGAGCCGGTGGACGTGCCGACCGAGGCGCCGGAGGTGGCGGACGGCTACGAGGAAGCCGCGTAG